GGCCCTGATACATTTTGTGGATTGAAATCACCGTTTTGGTCTACTATGCGTAATATAAGTGAGCCTGTTTGAAATTGATCAGATAGTGCAGTACGACCTCTATTAGTTTCTATGCGGTTAACTTGATTAGATACATCTACAATTACAGCTGCTGCATCGGCTAATATATTTGTGTCTAGTATGCCTGTATCTAATATCATGGTCTGTGCAAAGCTAGGCCCAGTGCTAAAGTTAATTACCGCATTTATTACTGGTACTGCCATTATTGCAGTCCACCTGCAGGTGTAGTGCTATATCCACTACGATTAGCAAGTTGAATACTCTCAGCCATCATCTGAGCAAACCTATCACCTGATGGTGAACTAACTAATAAGTTTACATCTAGTGATCTATTGCCAGATTCTCTAGCTCTTTCTGTTGCTATTTGAGATACGTTCATACCAGCATAAGAAGATGATCCGACTAATTGAGTTGCTAAATCTTGGAAGTAACTTGCTGGTTGAGAAGGTAAGCCAGGTGCGCTCACACTTGGTGCTGCTGTAGAAGGTATGCCAAATTGCTTGTTAATAGTTTCTATTTGTGCATTGATTCTATTTATCAAAGATCTAACCTGCACTAAAGCAAACTCTGTAAGAGTTTTACCAGCTGCTGCCGCTTCTGCTGCTAACTTCTTTAAAGCATCTGCTGCTTCTAACTCAGCCAAATACTTCTTAGCCAAAGCCTCGTTATTGTCTAATATGGCTAACTGTGCCTTTAAGCGTAATTTAGTCTCTTCATCGGTTGCACTGTTTAAGGCTGCGGTTATACCTATGCGCTCTAAATCAAACTTCTTTTTAAGTTCTTCTACGTTTTTATTTTCTAAAGCATTTTTCTTTGTAATAATACTAAACTCTTCTTTACGTGCTTTAGTTACTTGCATGCTTGCAATAAGATCAGCCCTTGATTTAGCCGGTGATAATCTAGGTGCATTAACATCTGACTTACGCATAAACTTGCCACCAACTTTAACGCTGGCATTAGGGTTAAGTAATCCTAGGACATCGCCAATAGTTGCAAAGGCGTTGCCTATTTTCTCGGCTGCTTTAACCATCTTTGCAGTAAATGTATCTATATCGTTACTGTTAGATAATGCTGCTAGCGCATCTAATAAGCCCTTGCCTATTGCTTCTTTAGATTCATCTACAGCTACAGTTAATTTAGCCATACTGCCTGCATAGCCTTCTACAGCTGCTGCGGCCTGACCTGCAAAGTTGACGTTAAGTGTGCGCTGTACTTCTAAGAATGATGCTGACTTTAATTGTGCTTTACTTAATCCTACACCTAACCTGCCTAGTGCTGCGTTATCGCCTAGGTAAGCCTTAGATAGGCTAGTAGATACAGCAGTGAGATCCTTGCCAGTGCCAGCTGATACGTTTAGTGCAGTCTCAAATAAACTCTGTGCCTTGGCGACATCCTTAGTTACAATCAATAGTCTCTGGAAGCCTGGAATCAAACTTTCATCAACAATGCCAAACTGCAGCGATAACTTTTTTAGATAATCTTCTATACCTGGCTGCTCAAACTCTAAGCCTAGGTTGCTAACTGTGGTGCGTAGTTTAGCGGCTGCCTTCTCGGAATCTACAAAGGCGTTAACTGCATTCTTGCCAAAGTTAATTAGGGCTATAGATCCAAATACTTTAGCAAAGGTTTTGCCTAGACTTTGTACATTCTTGTCAAAGGCTGATATTTCTTTCTTGCCTTTTTTTAATCCTTTGTTATCAAAGGTGCTGACTGCGCTGACAATTAAATTAGGCACTATGCAGCCCTTCTAATCTCTGTGTCTTTAATAAACTTCTTTGCTACTGTGTCAATAGCATTAACTACTCTAGGTATAATTACATCTTTAGTCTCATCCCAAGCACGATAGATCACACGACCTCGTTGCTTACCTTGACCCTTCATGCTAGATAGCATTTCTGCAGCTGAATTAAATTGCACAGGTGCGTTAGGGTTTAATGATTTATTACCTCTAGGCCTACCTATGCGTCCTGCTGTTTCAAAAATTGCGCCTGATCTAGAATTGTTATAAACGTAAAATGCAGCTTTGAATCCTCTGTCGTTTGCTTTATTTTGACCTGCAGAATATGCAACCTTGCTTTTTGCTAACGCATAATCATAAGGTGGAAATAATCTATTAGGATCTTTAATTGTTTCTATTGATCCAGTGCCTTTACCCCAGCCGCTTAACACTTCATTTTGTAATGGTAAATAACCTTGTGCTCGATCTCGGACAATTAACATAGCCTGCTTTATATTCTTTGACATCTCTTTATTCAGGTCTTTGTCGACATCTTTCATAGCCTTTTGGAGTTGCTTAACGCCTGTTACGACTACGGGCATTTTTAATCTCCTTAGCTCTGTCTTGCAACACCTGCACAATAGCCCTTAGCATCTCTGAGTCCATATTGATAAACTCACTAGGCGCGATCCCTAGCTCTACAGACAAACTTGCTATCGCATAGAGCGTAGAATCACGCTGTACTATTTTTTTTCTTCGTCCAGTACCTCAACAGTTTCTAAGCTGTCAATAAACTCAATACCAAATATAGGTACAGTTACGTTAGCCCTACGTAAGCACTCATGCGCTAAGAAGTAAATCTCAGTCTGCCGTTCGTGATCACGTAGGACTTTACTAATTCCTGCGCCATACTTTAACTCGAAAGCGTACTCGACACCTGGCGTAATCTTGTGTTCAGATACTTCGCCATTAGCCCTTGTTATCTTTAGCTTTGCCATTATTACTCCTTATGCAGTTGCTACAGCTACTGTGCTGTTGCAAGTAAGTGTAAGGGATTGATTGCTAATATCGCCTACTGCGCCGTTCACATTTTGCAGATTGTTAATTAAAACAGATGCTGTATATGAAGGGTTGCTAGCAGATACGGCAGCAGATGTTTGCTTGATTACGCATGTTACAGTAGTGCCATAGGCAGAACGTAGTGTAGGGATTACTGTTGAAGCAGCATTATCATTTAAGAAGTCTAGAGTAATAGTGCTTGCCTCTAAGCCTTTAGCAAACTTATGTGAAGTATCGCCCATAGCGGTTACTTCCAGCTCATCAAAGGATTGGTTAATTGTTACAGCTGTTACATACGCTGATAGATCAACGCTGTTTAGCGTAACGGATACGCCATTGTTTAAGAATATGGCCATGATTACTCCTTGTCTTTCTCTTTAGTAGGTGCAGGGGTTGGTGCTTGTGTTTCTTGGATCTGGCCTATCTTTTTTAAGAAGGCTAAGTTTTCTGCGTCTGTACTCATTTTAACTCCAGCTCGTTAGGATTGATACGGTAATTTCAGATACCAGCAAATCACCACTAGCGGCGTTGACTATAGCAGGTGCTGAAATACTAGATATGTTTAGCACCAAAGATGATGCGTTTAGTTTAGTTACTACTGCTAATATAAAATTTTCCATGCCTGCTAAATTGCCTTGGTTGTCAAATGCTGGCGTGGTCATAAGAATCTTAAAATTTGCTAGTGGTGCAATACTTGTAATGTCATTATTAGATGGCACAATATAGGGATCACCAGGTGTAATAACTACGCTGTTTGCGAGTAATGTTGCTGGTGGAAAACTAAAGGTTGACCACACGCCTGCATTGGCTAGGTCTGTTGCAAGTGTGCTGCGTAGTGTGGTTATTGCAGCTGGCATTAGCCGACCAGTGAGTTAGGACTAGAATACGGTTGGATGAGACCACGCACTCTGTTAATCAGCTGATAACCCATCCGATATGGGCTTGCAGTGATCCCATCCATACCTACCCCACCAGTCTGGCTAACTTGACGGCTTTGCCAGATGTCAACAGCTACGATCATCGCAGCCTCTCTTATGGCAGGGGTCGCAGTGTAAGCCTGTGCTTTATGCTCTGGGCCAAGGGCTCGGCCGTATGGTTTAACAAAATGAAATGGATCGTCTGAAGCTGTTTTTGCATATTGAATAATGCTGTAGCCGTTAGGGTATGAACTAAATGCGTATGTACTCCAGAATGCTGTGCCAATAGATGCTGGCACTGTAGTACCAGGGAATGATCCTGTTAATGTATATGTGCCGTTATATGTTGCACCACAATTACTTACTGTAATTGATTGACCAGTTACAAATATGCCTGGATTTGCTAATACTAGAGTTGCCACGTTGTTGCTAATAGATGATCCGACTACTGGCGCATCGTTATGCCAGAGATAACCAGAGATTAAATCTTCTGCCGATTGGCAGCACTCTTCTACGGTTGCATCGGTATATAAAGTGCCTATACCCAGATTTGACCTTAACTCGGCCATAGTAACCATAGCTGCTGGCATGTGTACTCCTTATCTTAAAAAGCTCCCTAGGGCTAGGGCTACTAAACCCTAGGGATTATTAAATTAACTAACTATTAGGTTAGGTTGAAGCGACGAACTCCACCAGCGACCAATACACCAACGGCCATGTAACCATATAGTGATGTCTCGATCTCGCCTGTTGTTGGGATGTTTGTTGACAGACGTAGAATTGGTGACTCGTAAATTGATACTGAAGATGGAACTACAATAAATGCAGACTCATCAATAGTAGTAGATACTGCGTTTGGATCTACGTATAGATCTAAACCAAGTACGTTACCACGTAATGATGTTGGTTGTGCAGCTCCTGCATTGTTCATTGGGTTAGCAGCATTGTAAATTGGGCGACCAGTTGTATCTGTTGCGCCTAATAGTAATGACCACTGTGATGTACCAGCAATATAACGTGTTGCTAACTCACCTGTTGCAAGGTATGCAGCTGGTGCTTCTTTAGATACGTAGGAAATAATTCCTGCTGAATCTGCTGCTACTGCTGTAGCTTGTGTGCCACCTGATGTTAATGCTGCAATTACTGCTGCATCTGTTGCCTTGTTGTAAGCACGTGTCATGTTGTCTAACATGGCTGCAAAGAACTCTGGTGAGCTGCGCTCTAGGATTTCTAAGCTGTAGCGTTGTAGTCCAGCATATTTCTTAACAGTTAGGTTTACGTATGAAGATACGATACCTGTCTCTGATGGTCCTGCTGCTTCTGCAGTCTCTGCCACTGTACCTGATGTAGTAATTTTTGGTACTGAGATTGTCATGCCTGCTGCTGGTAGCGCACGTGAACCAATTGCGTCAATAGCTGGGCGTGATCCAATAAGTGTATCTACTACTGTAGGTACAAATTGTGTTGGTGAAAATGCTGGGTTAGTAGTAAATGAATCATCTGCAGCTGTCATAAACTTTGCTACATCGGCTTCCGCCTTCATTACCCACTGTGCTGACTCGTGGTTACCTAATTTTGCTTTGATGCTGTGTTCTAGCATGTGAGCTTGTGTCTTAATTGGTGAGCGAGGCTCTGTATAGAATGATGCACTAATTGTTGGGCGTGCAGCCTCTACTGGAGCAACCTCTACCACTGGTACTGCTGTTGGCTCGGTGGTGTTGTCCACTTGTGCCTCACTTTCCGTAGTTGGTTGGATTGTTGCATCCGCTTCGCCTTCGCTAGCGGCAACTTTAGTTACTTGTGCTTCTGTAAATGCTGGTGACTCAACCAGGCTTACTTCTTTAAGCATCGCTTTAGTTACATAAATATAATCTTTTTTCTGTGATGATTTAATTACATCCACGCCTACAGATAGGCCATCTATTAACTGTTCTGATGCAAGCATTAACGCATCTGATCCTTGCATGCTCGCACTGATCTTAAAGCTAGCGTAGATACCATCTTCGGCTTCATTAAACTTTTGCATACGGCCAATAGGCTTATCGTTGCGGTGTTGCATAAGCATCTTAATTTTGCCAGGGTCGCCTACATCTATTGATCCTTTAGCAAAGACCACTTTACCTACGCTGGTGTTACCAGGTGTTTCAAACGGTACAATTTTGCCTGCAATAACTCTGCGCTCACTATCTGCGCTTTCTATTTGGCTACTAAATGTAAGAATCAATTTGAATCCGCCCATGTTAGAACTTCAAACGTAAATGATGGTGTAGTGCCACCAATTGTACCGACCACTCTTAATTGATCGGTAAATGCAGTAGTTAATCTAATTACTTCGCGTGTAACGCCTGTTGCTTGTGCGAAGGTAGCAATAGTATTGTAGTTAGTGCCATCTACTGTGTCTTGCACTACTACGTCTAACGTAGGTGATGTGCCGCTAGCTGCGCTAACGTTCAATTGCATTACTAATAGTCTTGCGGCAGATAGGCCTTTTACGGCTGTGCCTGTAACTGTCGCGGTGCGAGCAGCTGACGCTAATAGCGTTACCGTGCTTGCAGGTATATTGGCTTGTTGTATATCACTCATGCATTTTCTCCTTTTGCGCTGTTGATGTACTCAGCATCGCCGCTTTGATTTCCGTTGGGTGTTAGATCTTCCATTTCTTTTGCTTGCTCTAGGTCTATAAGTCCTAGGGTTAACATCTTCTCTATTGTTTCTAGTCTTGCCTTATCATCTGATCGTAAGAAAGTCTCTGAGATATTAAAGCGCACAGTATGTCCGTTAGCGGTAATATCGTTCATGCTTAATCTGTCCTCAATAGCACAGATATAAGGCTGTAATGAATATGCTACAAACTCTTTACGGCCATCGATTATATTTTGGTAAGTCATGCTGTTATTCATATCTGCACTTATGTAATATGCAGGTACGTTCATAGCACGTGCAATTTGTGTGGCCAAGTATTGTGATGCTTCGTTATACATCATATCTTTAGGACTAAAGCCGACAGTCTCATAAGATAATGTGCTAGTTAGATATGCAGTAGATCTTGATTGACGTGCTGCCTTCCAAGCTGCTAGTAATCCTTGTACTTGTGATTCCGGCATATCTGCACCAGTGTTTTTAATAAATCCTGTTGCCATTGGTGTTTGTGCTGCTACAGCTGCAGCCTTTTCTAAATCTAATGCGCTTTGTATTGTGCGACCTGCTGTTTGTAATACACCTTGTGTTAATCCTTGGAATGTAACTAATGAACCAATACCTACCATCGGTACTTTTTGATTATCTATTGTGTAGTATAAAACCTCTGTGCCTAATGCATTTAATTGTGCAACTACTCGCGTATTAGCAACCCATTCAAATCTGGATGGTCTTAAATCATCTGCATAAACTTCTGTAACACGCCAATATGCAACACCGTAAAATATAAGACTATCGACAGTCCACGAGATAGTGACGGATCGTGGCTGTCGAATATCTGGCTGCTCGCACCAGAGTGGCTTCGCTAATTCTTCGCCTGTAGATTTTTTATACAGCTCTAATGGTAAATATCCTATAACACCTTTAATTAAATTAGCGCATCTATTAACTGCTGGCACTTGTGTTGCAAGTGTGCGATCCATCGGGCCTGCACCGAATGTGTTATAACCAAATCCAATTACGCTATCGCCCATAACGGCAGGGGCGTATTGCGCTTGTAGATTATCTTTTTTATTGGTTATACCCAAAGCAGACAATAGACCCATATGTATACTTTATAGCATAAAAGGTACTAATAGTGCAAATTAGACAAAGATTTGCGCGGTTTGTTGTGGGCGTGTCAACTGGCTTACGACCATAGCCAAAGATATTGCAGCTGTAACATCACCGGCAGATTTTCTACGTATTATGCGCCAACCTGCATCGCTAGTTTTAGCGGCACAGTTATTTAGGTGCTGTACTAGATCTGCTTGACCACTATGCACCATTCTGCTATTAGCCATAGCATCCGATAGATCCGAGCATGCCTGATAGAAAGCTTGACCCGACACATCTTGCATACGCCATCCGCTTTGCTCTAATCGTGTTGCTATTGACTGCGTGGCATACTTGTCAAAGCAGATAATGTGTGGATGGTATTTTCTAGCCCACTCATTTACATCACTTGCCATTTTAACTTCATCTATTGCAATATCACTATGCCAAAGCTGTGCAAGTCCGACTGCTATCTTGCCGTCTTTCATCTGACCCATAATTAACGCACCAGATCTGCGTGTAGGTGCAATATCAAAGGCCATTATAGTCATTGGCCCGACAGGGATTTCTAGCGTACTGTCGCTGCAAGCTTCTATACTTCCATACACCCAAGGACTGACTGCGCTATCTACCCACTGGCATAACATCTCTGTGCGTGTAGCTTCTATGCTGTTTGTGTTTACAGATTCTTCTAGTGTCTGCTCTGTAATTAAATGCCCAAGTGCAGGGTTAGCCATAGCCCACGCTTTACGATCATTTATCTTGCAGTGCTGCGGTGCGCTGTATTCGTAATAACCTAAATTGTCTGGCGGATAAGACTTGCATCGCTCTACTAGATCGTTAAGTGTCGTACTAAATCCATCACCTGCGTTACTTGTCATTAGTGTCATAGCGTTAGGTCTTGCACGTGTTACCGGTAGTGCAGCTGTGTAGGCTTCTGGTGTCCACTCACGTAACTCATCTATGTATAGAAAGTCTGCAGTTTTACCACGTGGTGCATCTCGTGTTGCCGCTGCTATCTCATAACGTGCGCCATTAAGTAAACTTATAGATTCTTGACCATTAGCCAGGCGTATCTGTCTCACTTGCTTTTTTAGAAACTCGTTATCTTCTATCGTGTATGCAACTTGTCTAAATGTATCTAATGCCATATTTCGGTTAGACGACATGCCTAGCACATTCTTACTACCCCATAAGAATAGATGGCTAAGGATTAACATACGTGCTAAGTGCGTTTTGCCGTTTTGACGTGCTACAAGTATTAGAGCTGTCTTTTTGCGCCAATTATCTGCATCATCTACAGCTAGTAGATCATTTAAGACCCAGCGTTGCCAGGGTATAAGCGGTAAGCCAATTTTTACGGCTAGATCTGCAACTTCTTGTGATTTAGATAAACCTTTTAATAAAGGCGTGTGGATTCTAGGCTCAGTGCTGCCAATTAGCCCGACCCCTCGTAAGGGTTGTTTTACTTCCGCATCATTCTGCATCAAAGTTAAGCGTATCAGGTTTAATAAATGGTGAATCCGGCACTGTTCGGACCGTCTCAGGGAGAGAAGGTTCAGAAAAGACAGGGGGGGTAGAGCGTGAGCCTAAAAAAGAGCCTTCATCAAGCGCGCCCTTCTTGCTATTGCAGCTCTTACAGCATGCAACTAAGTTATCCATGTCGTGTGTGCCACCTGCTTTGCGTGGTATTACATGATCTACTTGGTCTGCTTCTTGACCACAATATGCACAAATATAACCATCACGCTTTAACACTCTGATGCGCTGGTCTTTCCACTTCTGTAATCCTAGCTCTCTATGACTAGGGTCTCTTAGTGCCATCCGTACTTACTCCAATGATCTAATGCAATACATGGCTCACCATATCTATGGCCTATGTAGTCTAAGCCCCATCGTACCTGAGTCCAACCATCTTGGTCTTTAAGCCATTCACTATTACCTTGAGGAATACCTACATGCGATCCATTAACAGCTTTAGGATTCCAATGAGATTCATGATTATATAACTCTAATAAGCAGTTATATTCTTTATAATTAAAGTCTAAGAGATAGAGAGAATAAGTCTTGTAATCAATGTAAGTCTTTTGTTGCACTGGTTCAGAGCTACCTGCATAAGGCATTATGCATAGAGCTATCCCAATAGCTACTAGCACCCCGCGAGCTACGCCCCTGAAGGGCTCGCGGTGAGCCTTTGAGAGGCTCTGCGCCGTTAGCGTACCATGCGTGTCAAGATTGTGCATAACTCGTGTCCTAACTGAGCGTGAAGTGAAGTTTTGCCCCTACTTATCCACAGGTGTTGATAACTTATTTCTAAACTCTGGACATGAATAGCAAAGTGTGCTTTTAAGATTATTGCATCTAAAGCAAGCCAAAACAAGGTTAATTGGTGCATCTGAACCACCTCTAGCTTTAGCTAATACATGATCTACTTGCGCTTCTTCATAACTCATTAAGTAATCACAATAATGACATCTAAGGCCATCTCGCTCTACTAATAGTTTTTTATAACGCTTATATTGTTTAGGCCATGAACTGCATGATTTAACTAACTTTTGCAGAGCTTTCTCATGCTTCGCTAAAGGTTTGCCACCCTTTTTAACACTAAAGCCTTCATCTGTTGCATACTGGTAAATAGCAGCTCTACTAACACCTAAAGTGTCTGCTAACCAATTACCGCCTTCAAAACGATACTCGCGCACAAAATCTTTCTGTTCATCTGTAAGATTATTTCGCGGCATCTTTGCCCCAACCAGTACCTTTGAAGATTGCCCCTACTGGGCTAATTACTTTGCTCATTGGTTCATTGCAATAAGTGCATAAAACTGTGGGTTTGTCGTGCCAGCCATGATGCAGCTCATTCTTTAATCCGCATCTTCCGCATTTGTAATCGTAGGCTGGCATGTTTTACATTCCCCAATCATCCATGATCCACAACTGCATCTTGTAATGTCTGCTTCTGTGGG